CCTGACTTAGCACGTGAGGACATGATGGAAAAGGCGGGCAACTAATGACTGACAAACATTATCTACCCGAAACTGACAACGACTTTGTTACCTCATGGAATAAAGTAATTGACCATGCAGTAGCAAGTGTTGACGACTTAAATCCCGACCAACTCAAACAGGTTGCAGAGATTTTAAACAAGCTAGACGATTAGTTCTAGTCGCCGTAATGGTTTAAGCGTGGTTCGATTCCAAGCAACGGCACGGCAAAAGTAAACAACAGTAAAGGAGAAACTTATGCCGGATAAAGATTGGTCACCGATAGATAAATCTATTGTTGACATCAGAGAAATGACTCCCTCTGAGGCATCCATGCAAGGATGGGATGAAGGAGAATGGCAGTATCAGGATGGGATGGTAATAGAACTTAATGATGGTTCTTTACTTTTCCCGTCTGCTGATTGGGAAGGAAACCAAGCGGGCGCTTTGTTTGGTTTCGTTCAAGAAGATTGTGTTTACATCCAACCGAGAAGAAACTAATGGGTTACTTTATTAAGTCAGTTCATAGTAATTGTAAAATCCCTAAGTCTAATATCGGTGAGGTTCATCGCAGACTCCGTACTAAGTATTGGGAGAAAGAAGACTTGAGGGTTTCTAGGTTTCCATCTTGTGAAGACAATGGTGATGCAAGCGTTACCGAAATTTTAGAACACAACTTTTTTGAGGTGACAGAGGATGAACTCGGACACCTTGAACTCTCATATCCGTTGAACAAATCAATATGTGAGGAAGAAATTTTAAAAGGTATCGCCGACCTGCTCACGGGTGCAATGGAATTTGCCGGTGAAGAATACGAGAGATGGTTGCTATCTTTTCACGGTGATGAAATGAAATTATATTTTCCTCATTCAGTAGTGTGGAGAACATCCCACCCTAGTAAAGAGGAGATCACTACCGAATATGTGAGTGTTGAAGAGGCATCTCTGTAATGGCTACCTTTAACCCTCGCACGGGTGAAGATGAATGGCGGGTGAGTGTGACGTTAGGTTCTCATAGAGCCACCGTTGCACTACCCGCTGATTCATTGACGGCAGAAGAAGCGTTTAATCTTGTGTTGTCCCGTGCGTTGATGGAGATAGAACCACCAACAGAAGATAACAAATGGAATCCATTTACAGTCTTAGGTATTGTCGAGCAATGTGAAGATTGTGGTCAACCTGTTATTCAAGATTCGGAAGATGGTTGGTTGCACGTTGAGAATTTCGACGAGTGCAACCCATGTTTTTTAGAATCACAAAAAGATTGGAACGTAAAATGATAATGAGTGTAAAGGAATACGGCAGAATTACATTTTGTGTAATTGGAAATTCCGAGAAGGAAAATGTTAAAGCGATAAAAAAAGAATTTATTGAATGGGATATTGAACAGGATCGTGGGCATGGATTTGCATGGGATTCTGAAGAGATTTGGCATAGAACAGTTCAAATCGGAAACGTAGAAATTATATGACAAGGCATAAACGAATCTGTTACGACGGGGATGGGCGCTTAGATTGCGTCTGTCCCCTCCGTAAAAACATTGACCCGCCAGGTGAACAGCAGCTTCGCAGCTTAATGCAGCTTGACACGCAGCTTCAGCGCAGCAGGAAAAATTATTAAACAGAACCATTGGCGACAGGCGACAGGCGACAGGCGACAGGCGACAGAAAGAGCAATAGCCCAGAGAAAACTCTGAGCTATCGCTTGTCACATAGCTAAGGAGGTTTACCTTAGTATGAAATCAGTATATCTTATTCGTCTTTAATTCGAACAGTAATAAAACATTTATCATCATTATCAAAGAGGAACATAGGGTCGTGAACATCACACCAAGGTTCTGAACACCAATCATTTTCTATCCCCTGGCGTAACCATTCTTCAAAGCTACTCATTCAATAACTCTAACGCTAGTAGGGCTTGTTGTGGTACGACACCATTGCCTAACATTTTAAGTTCAACTGTTCTGGGTAAACCTAGATCACACACCCATCCTTCAGGTAATCCCATCATCCATTCGACGAATGAGCTGGAAAGTTTTAAATCTTTAGCAGGTGTAGGTGGTGGTCTTCCTATTGTTTCTGACCATCTTCTAATTGCTCCGGTGTATTTACCCCAATCTGTTTCATGGTTTCCAGTTCTTCCGATGTCTTTATTCCAATTAGTTTCATAGCTGCCACATTTAACGGGTCGCCATCTCTCTCCCATTGTGATCGACCCGCATTGTTGTTGGAGTCTTGAACAGTCGGAGTCGGAAGCAGGTAAGTCACTTGATCCACCAAGTCGAACCGTGTCTCCACTATCCTGCCGTCTTTCTCCTTGAAATTGATCTTGTCCACCGCTCGTTCCTTGTACCGTTCCGGTCTGCCTTTCTGATGATCCCCTGTCGTTGGAGTTTTCAGGTAAGCTACTTGATCTGTCAGGTCGAACCTTGTTGATCTGTCGTTCATTATTCCCCTGCTCACGTACCGTTCCGGTCTGCCCACCTCCTTCTCTGTCGCTGTTGGGGTCACTAGCAACGCAAAACCACCTCGCCCGTTGGTGACATGCTCCGATATCGGAAGCTCGTATAATGCCCCATCTACAGTCATACCCCATTTGGGTAAGGAGTCCAACAACGTCAAGTCCTCCCCCATTTCTTGTAGTAATGATCCCTGCGACATTCTCCAGGAACACGTATCGTGGTCGTAATACCCCGATGGACTTGGCAATGAGTGGGAAGATTGCTCTTTCATCTTTGTCTCCTTTTTTTGATCCGGCATCTGAGAATGGTTGGCATGGGAAACCTGCACAAATAATATCTACGGGTTCTACATCCTCCCAATTAACAGATGTCAGGTCACCTAAGTTTGGTTTGTTGAATCTTTTTTCTAGGAGTTTGTTGCAGTTGTTATCTATTTCAGAAACCCATGAGAGTTCAGCGTTATAGTATTGTTCTACTGCAAGGTCTAACCCTCCGTAGCCTGTGCAAAAACTTCCAACTTTCATTACTTACGCAGCTTCTTTCTGATCTCTGCAATCCTCTCAAGGTTCTCTTCCTTGGACAACCAATCCTTGCTCGACTCCAGCTCCTTAACAGGCTCAACAGAACCACGCTTAATAGAATCAATCATCTCTTTCATCTCTGCCCAAGAAGGAAAGAACTTATTAACATCAGCCAACCTATGAACAGCCTCTTCAGCCATGTGATACGGATACCTGGTTAGCTTGTCTCTCCAAATAATTAAAGTAGGATCGCTTACTTTCTGTGTCCATATAGACGACATTAAAAACAAAGTCTTAGCTGCCTCTTCTTCAGTCATCACAACAAACCCCGTATCTCTTCAAGAATAATTCTTGCACCCAACACAGGAACAGCCATACCTATCTGCTTTCTAACTGATTCTTTACCTCCAACAAAAGTAAACCAATCAGGAAAAGTTTGAAACCTTGCACGTTCTCTGTTAGTTAAAGCCCGATCCTCCCAATGGTAGCCATGAGTACCACCACCACCACTAGCAGTCACGGTATAAGCAGGTTTATTAGGATGAGTTTTCCTGTAACGATTAGACATAGCTTTATGTTGCTTCTGTTCTAATTGTTCTTTCAACATTAGATGTTCCGGCAGGTGGGTTTGCCAAACATTCTCACCAGGTTTTATATAAGACAATCGTTCAACAACTTTCGCAGGATGTTTAGCGAACTCATGGTTGTTAGCCCAGGAAGGTATGCAAGCTAATGCTTCTCCAGCTGTAACTATCTGACCGGATGGTTCAGGAACTTCAAACTTTAAACCAAGATCAGATCGCATACCAACGATTACGAATCTGTGACGTTTTTGTGGTATGCCGTACTCTTCAAACTTATATTTATGCACGGTTAATGTATAGCCATTGCCTGCTTCACCCAGGTCAGCCAAGATTTTCTTAAAAGCTTCACCTTTATTGACACTTGAAATGCCACCAACATTCTCAGCTACAAAAAACTTCGGTGAATGTAAATTTAAATACTCAACACCATAGGAATATAAACCACCGAAAGAACCTTCAAGTCCTTTACTGTCACCGAGTATAGAAAAATCGTTACAAGGAAATCCGTACATGAACCCATCCACATACGGGAGTTCTTTAATGTCAACTTCTTTTATGTCAGCACATAAAACATTACGTGAAACATTTAATGAGAAAGAAGCAACAGCATCGAACTCATAATCAATAGCGAACTTATGCTCGAACCCTGCCTGTTTAGCACCTAACCCCATGCCTCCTGCGCCACAGAAAAACTCTCCAACAGTAGTCATTATTCCTCCCAACAATCGCAACCACAATTAGTTTCTTTCGTACATTCACAATCCACTCCGCAACCACACTTGCAACCAAACGGAGCTTGTTTTCTTTTCCAGTATTCTTTTTTATGAAATGCAGACACTTTCCAATCCATTATTATTTCTCCCAACATTTCTTACTTGGATTCCAATGATGTTTACCTGATGTGTAAAACAAATGTGAAGCTACCCTTATATTATTTTCTAAATCGTAAGGTGAAGCATCAGCTGATAAACCTGCTGACATGGCACGGCTTGACCAGTAACGCATAAGGTTTTGCATAGCTCCCACAGCAAGAGCAGATGAAACAGCAGTAGAACGAACATGATGTGGTAAGGCAGACGACTCACAGAAAGCGACGCGCGTTGCCCATAGACGATCTGATTCTGTTTTAAAATACTCATCTATTAGAACGCTTAAAGGTTTAGTGTTGTCTGTTAAAGGGGTGAACCCATACCATCTGTAAACAGCAGCTACTCCACCACCAACAGAAGCAATATGTTTCGCTCTAGTTTTCGGTCCATAAATACCATCAACCTGGACTCCACCTATTTCTTTTTGCAACTCCACAATATGAGAACCACGCTCATACATACGGTATTCTTGGTCTGCTATCTCAGGTACCACAACCATAGAGTTCACGGCAATAATTACGGCAAGCAAAAGAGAGGTCATCTTCTACGCTTCTCAGCTATCTTCAGTCTTTTATCTACAGCACGACACGCATCAGAACATATCCTGTGTTTATATGATTCAGCTATATAAGACGCACCGCAAATAACACAAGCTCTCTTATCTCCGAAACCTCCGAGCCTTATACGACGCAACCGGACACGATCTTTCTTCCCAAGACCACCCCAAATACCTTCCAGCTCATCATGCTCTAAGGCATACTCTAAACAATCCTGTTGGACAGGACAGTTCTCACATAGAGTAGTTATGACACGATTCGGTCTACCACTATTAGGGAAAAATATGTCAGGTTCAAGACCACGACAAACAGCTTCTTTAAACCAACCAGGTGCAGGAAGTATTTCAATCATAGCTTCCATACCCATTTGAAGAAGGGTCACTGTCTGAATCTAGGTTCGCTGCGATAAACAATAAGGCTTGAGATAAATCAATGGCGGTGTCACGATCTAAAACAACAGCTGTATCAATAGCCCAACCCACCGTATCTTCTGCATCTAAATGTTCATGTGCTGTGAAAAGGAGTAGCTCTTTATTATCAGGGTCATCTCCTCTTACAGCCAGGTAACGGGTTTCATGCCGTTTACATTTAACAATGAAAATGTTTTCAGGCAAAGATGTTAATGAGATCATGTTATTCTTCCAACCATCCGCGAGGGTACCCACCCCACACTCCGAACTTTTCTTTACGCCCTTGCTTCTGACAGTCCTGTCGGACAGGGCATCTTTGACAAATAGTTTTTGCAATATCCAAGTATTCTTTTTCATAGAACACTTCAATGGGTTCACCTCGGCAAGCTGCATCACTACTCCATTTACCTACCTTCAGGAAGTTCATAGTTGTCATCCCAAGAACGTAGCCGTAACACGGATTTCTGTGTCTCATTCAAAGTAGGTTTATTATTTTTGTCTATTTCTCCGTAAGCTATGTTTAATGCGACACCCCACGCTGGTCTTGAACTAAACTTCCAGCATTTATCTAAAGCCAAAGCTATTACAGGGTCAGTGAAACCTGCTTCCAAGGCTTCAACAATCCTGTTGACAATCGTAGAGTTGCGATGAGTTTGAAGTGAAGGCTTCTTGTAAGGATTGTTCTTCCACTCTTCCAATATCTGTTCAGCTTTAGCCTTAGCTTTTTCTTGAGGATCAAAAATTCTTAAATCAAAATCCTTCATGGCATCAGCTCAACAAACTTTTCTAAAGACATCACAACATATGAGCGTGAAGTATTACTGTTTCTTTTCTTAATAACAACAGCGCCGAAAGGGACACCGGCGTTACCCGCTTCTATTTCTGCTTCTTGAATGAAAGCGCCCAACTGTTTAGACCAGTCTTTTACATTCTTACATTCAAGAGCGAAGTCGGGTACGCCTATGATATCGCCCTTATCATTTGCCCCTGACAGCGCACGACGTTCCACATTATATGGTTTGTTCTCGTTAATAAAATTTACGACATCGGTTTCAAACCGTGTCCCCTTAGCTTTGTTACGTGACGACATTAGAAGAGTTCTTCTTCAACTTCCTGTGGTTTATCAGAATCTTTTTTATCATCAGCCCAAGGAGAGATTTGTTCACCTATATCCGAAGCAACAATTTTTATTTTGCTTCTCTTCTCACCCTCTTTGTTTTCCCAACTGTCTTCTTTAATCCTGCCTGTTATGACAACAGGTGAACCTTTCTTTAAAGTCGAGACACAATTCTTAGCCAGGTCATCCCAAGCTTCAACATCAACAAAAAGAGAAGACCCATCTTGCCCGCCTTTATTAGTAAAAGCTGCTCGCATCTTTGCGACATGCTTACCGGCTGATACTTCTTTCAATTCAGGGTCAGTTACCATCCGACCTGTTGCAGTTACTTGCATATAACCCATTTACTTTTTCTCCTTATTGTTGGATTCTTCAATGTCATCTAAAGCAGTATGAACTTTTTCTATATCTTCAATAGTTTTAATGTCAGATGCTTTAACGATTTTTCTATCAAGAGTTTTAGAAGCTATCTCTGTCAGCTGATCTAAAACATTAAGCTTTTTACCTCTGTCAGCTAACTCTTTCAACTCTACTTTAATGTCAATCGAAACGACGGTGGGATCAGGCTGGCTAGAGGGGTTGCCAGTAACGCCGTTAGGGTTTTTACCAGACCCCACCGTCTTTGACATTTCTTCACGACTAGGGCGTGGCTTGTTCTGATCTGAGAAACAAGCATTTGCTAAAACTCTGCCCAACGCTGACGTTTCACAGTTCTCCAGGTGGCTTGTCTTATTAACGAACCCATCGCCACGTACTTCTCTAGCCCAACCAGTAGCAAAAGGAGTGTCTTCCCCTTCTCTAAATAAACGGGCAACGAAAACAACTGTGCCTTTCTCTTCGTCGTATTCAACCATCTCGGTTTCCATACGACCATTCGGAAACTTTTCCCAAAACAACGGGATTCTGTCATGGACAGTTTCATAATCTTCAGGGTTAAAACCCATCTCATACCTCCAATGTTTGTTGATCTTCAGGTATGGGATCTAAAACTCTGTAAATCCACAACCCGCCTCCAACACGTTTACGCTCCACTTGGTATCCACCAAACTTAGCTTTACGTGCATCTCTTAATCTTGCACTAACACTTTGAACTTGACCACCAACTTGAAAAGCTATCTCATTCAACGTGCGCCAATGCCCATCTTTCATAAGCTCTAATACTTTATCGAATAAAGTCGTGAGCCTAACTTCATCTTTTTCTGTGTCGTATGTAAGGCCATCAAAAAGGTTTGTCACTTTTCTTCCTCCTCAGTTGCGTCATCTAATGATGTGTAAAAAGAAATGTGTTCATTGAACTCTGTCGCAGGTGGATCCCAACTGTTCTGAATGTTAGGGGTACTAGCTTCAACAGGTGTAGCTTGCGTAGGTAAAGCTCTGCAATCAATGTTGAATACACAGTACCGGCAACGCCAGTAACCGCGAGAAGCTGCATATCTAGGAGGGTCTTCTATCCACCCCTCATCAGGCACGAACCTTGCAGGGATCATACCGGACTCAACTTCCTCAGCAATTATATTAAGCCTGCTTAGTTCTTGTTCAACTAATTCTCTAACAGTTATATTGACAGAAGGAACAACATCATCCATGTCGAAACGAAATTCTAAAGTCATACCAGGTTTAACACCATCTCTGTATGAAGCATCTTTAGAAATGTAAACGAGTTGGATGCCATCAGCTTCCAACCCGTAAGCATAAATACCTGCTTGAAGGATGTGTTCAATCTTAGGTGAGTCAGTGGTTGTGCCTTCACCTTTTAACGCCAGCTTGAAAGGGAAAGCTGTCATCGTTTTCAATTCTAAAACGTACTTCTTGTCACCTATTGTGAACAACCCATCGGCATGACCACTAATGTCATAACCAAAAGGTCGCAGATCAACAGGAGCTTCAGCTTCAAAATCTTCCCACATTCCTGCTAAAGATTCTTGTACCTTTTCGTGCATTGCTTGACCAAGATGAAAAGCAATCAAAGTTTCATAAGGAAACTCTTCGGATTCTCTGACTTGCGCCATTTCAAATCCGATCTTCCTCGCACAATTATACGCCTGGGAACCACGTAAAGCAGTACCGAAAGCAGTAGGTCTTTTACCTTCCTGCTCACGTTCATGGCGTAAATGTGCATCTACTGTGCTGGCAATAAGACCACTACCAGTGTTGGTTTCTTGTATCAAAAGAACCCCCTCTATTATTGGGTCACCTTTAGACCCTTAGACTATGCCTCTAATTATAGGAGTTATCATAGTTAGATGCAAGCAATTTATTAGCTAGGGAGGGGGAAGGAAAAACTGGCGGGTTTAACCCCCTCCCTAACCATTCAGTCAGTTAAGGAAGAAGTTCCTTTAGTTCCAATTTTCTGAGCGAGAGCGCCCTTAATAACGGACACAGCGGCAGCGACACCTGCACCTGCCATCATCTTCCATTGGTCAACACCTAGGTCGAACATGGAGTTTGACGACATGGCACCAATCGCAGCTTGGAAAAAAGTTGCTAGAACTCTTTCAATTAAATCTCTTGTAATCATGGTTATTACCATCCTTCTTTTTCTTTATCTTGTACGAATATCGGAGCTGTAAAAGTAAAACCGTTTGTCGGTGTTACTACAGCATACGCCTGCAACGGTGGACAGTCACGGAAATTCATAAGTCTTGAGAACTCATCAACTCCTTTACTGCTACCACAGGCAAAGACCCCGTTGCCAGGGTCAAGTATTTGCTGATGAAAATGACCGAAAGCCATCACATCAAAAGGCTGATGAAGTCTTTTCTTATCAACCATTCTTAGAACAGGAGCCATTAAGCCACCCACTCCGTTTCCTCCACCACGAATCTGATCTCCATGTGTTAAAAGAATACGAGTGTTATACACAGAAACCAAACAGTCAGCTGTGTCAGGTATGTCCCAAGTAATACGAGCATCTTTTTCCAAAAGGTTAGCGGTCATCGTTGCTAGTAGAAAATCTAAGTTATCTCTTACCCGACCTTTCATTCGGGGTTTCCTGGTCTGCCGACCATGATTACCTACAACGGAAGATATATGTACCTTACCAAAAAAATCTGCCAGCTTCGTGACACAAGCTGCAAGAATTGGTGACCAATAAACACACGTATCTAAACCAGAAACACCTTCATTGGTTTGAGCTAACTCTTCGTGAACATCACCTGAACACATATCTCCACCCCATAAAAGGCAAAGACCATCTATGCTCACACCATCTATATAAGAATCTGACAGCTCTATTGTCTTATCAACGAAACGTTTTAACCTCATCTCAGCTATGCAACGATCATATTTATTAGCCCCACCCATCTCATCCAGGTCAACGACTTCATCCAAATGAAGGTCAGACATCATAGCCACAACTGTTGCTGAACTTTTCTTAGGTTTCTTAGGAGTCAACCAGGTGGGAATAGTTTTCCTACGGCTGGCTTCATAAGCATCAAGAAGTTTATTGTTAGCTTCTACATCTTCTGAAAGTGCAGCTGATTGTTTACGAGCTATGCGTAGCTCTGACTTAGCTTTAGTGTGCGCTTTCTCTAACCGTGATAAACGATCTAAGAGAACACTTATCTCAGTGAACTCTTCTAAAGAATCACTCAGAAGCTCTTCTCCTTCGCTCGTCGAGTAGAGGTTCAACCTTTTTAGGGGTAGCGTCATCAAGTTTGTGAACTGTTTTCAACCAATCTGAAACAACTTTAGAGCCAGCATTAGAAGCGATGATCTCTTCTTTAAGTTCTTCAGGAAGAGTGTCGCACCATCTCCCTGAACCACCATTCCTGGTGGCTTCTGTGAAATCTTTAAGACTTATGGGACTGTTAGAAGTCGGCATGTAAGAGTTCCTTCCCAAAAAGAATCATTGTTGCTCATACGAATTGGAGACATTTCAATGTCTTCAACTGTGACTGTGAGCGATTGATCCCCTTCTTCAAAAGTAACCGCCTTTGATTGGTTAGCAAGGTTCCGCAAATGTAAATACTCTTCCTTACTATCATACCCTGCGAAAGCCCCCGCACCATGTATCGTCGCAACCTGCCCTTGTAATACTAATGGTGCAATGATTTCTTCTATGCGAACTGGTTGTGGTCTGCCATGAAAAGACCAGCGTTGGAATATCGGTCCAGCTGTAGTAGAACCAGCTTCCCTGGCTAAAGTTATTTTAATAACAAATGTTTCACTAGCAGGATCTACAGGAGAATACGCTACTTCTGTTCCTGTGCTTGTAACAGCCATAGCAGTTGAAATGTTATTTTCATCCGTGACAGTAATCGTTGCCGAACCAGTAACATTACCTTCAACTAAACCACGATAGTTATGTGAACCTGATCTGTAATCAACTCCTGCTAATCGGTAATCTAAATCACCTGAAGCAGAAACGCTTTGATCTTTAGAGAACCTAGCCGAACCAGCTCGACCAACCTTAGAAGCTGTAGTCCCGAAAGTAACTTCACCCACTGTTAGTTCAGCTGAAGTGGAAAGATCGCCAGTAGCATCTTCACCATATATTTCTCCATTGCTATCAGTGAAAAATAATTTGCTATTGTATACTTCTAATGAAAGCACGTTCCCATAACTCGCAGAATCAAATGCTAGAAAACGGCAATATGCTGGAACGAGTGTCGAAGTGAAAATAGAAAGGTCAGCTTTATATGTATCCCCATTTTTTGTACCCCAATATCCGTACTTACCGGAGATACGAACACCATAAACTGCTCCACCTGAATCTATAACGGGTCCAAAAGTTACTGATTGTTGATCGTTAGAATTAACAACACCAAACCTGACCCCTGCGGAGGTGCCTACCATGACAAGCTCTCCAAACGTATCGATACTAAACGGCGTAGAGAATGTTTCCCCCACTGGTAGCACCGCCGCAGGAACCGGATAAGAGAGAGAACCGTCTGTTGCAGATATCCCTATCGCGTAGAGGATTCCCTGTCCATTTACATTATATGCCGCATAAATACAATTAGCCCCACCTTTAATAGCTTGGCAGGTTCCTGTAAGAGTTTTATCAAAAGTTAAAACTGCACCTGAAGTATTCAGCTCTACTATTCTCCCGCCATCAGCTGATATAAGTCTTCCATTAGCGTACTCAATAACATCCCCTGCGAAACTTCCTATAGTAGAAGCTGTCGAAGTGCTAGAAACTGTTTCTTTTTTAACCGCTGAACCAGTCGTGGCATAAAGATCCGTGCCATCAGAAGTCCAATCAGTGATAGTTCCACCCATAGGAGTGGCACTAAAACTAATTTCACCGGACTGATCTGGGTTGCCGAATTTTAAATTAGAACCATCAGAGAAATAAAACACAGAACCATTAACAATCCTGGCATACATATTACTGCTAGAGCCAACAGCTTGTTTTCTTTCGATCTCTTTACACATGGTCAGCTGACCTTTAGTGAAAATGTCTACGTTCTTAGAAGTATGAAACCTTCTTCTATCAGAATCAGGAAGGTCATAATGTTCTTGACCAGCTCCGTATGACCAATCTGTTTGACTTCTAACCCATTGACCTACATTACTAAGAGTATTCTCACCAACATCTTCCGATGTATCCCTTTGTTCTTTTTGTGCGGGAACAGTTCTCCGACGATAGTTAGTGTAATCAACCTGGTATCCTCGACCATTTATAGAGATATCGTATTGAGGCGAAACCGCCATTACTACTCCCCGCTACGAAGCCATTGAGTAGGGTACATTCGCGCTAAACGCATCTTCTCAGCTTCCAGCCGTTGCTCACGACGGAAACGTAGATCACGCATAGACGCAGAAATAGCACCCGAAGGGACTTCCTCGGCTCGTCTGATAGGAGATTGAGTCATCACACTTTCACGGGCTATCGGTTTGAAAGTCATCAAAGCTAAAGCTGCACCTAAAGGTGGCAGATCGTAAGCTTCTGAATGAAGACCAACAGTTGATAGAGCTGTCGAAGAAGCACTCAAAGTAGTGAAAGGTGCTTTGTATTCAACACGAACACCCTGACCTGACGTTGGTGTATCAGCTAAAACTAAAGCAGTTTCAGAAGCGAACGTAGAAGAAAGCCTGTTGCGACGCAACGACCATCTACGAACTTCCGGTTCTGACAAATCACCGGACTCATCACTGAAAGTAACACGATGAACACTAAGAACATCCGAAGCAAGATTGTACCCTTGAGTGGAAGCCGTGTAAGTAAACGTAGCTACTTTCATTTGGTATAAACCTTGAGCTGAAAGATCATTCAAATCGTCATTCAAAGCATCCAAGATCATGTGAGCAGGGTATTGAGGTGAAATTCTAATAATAGAATCATCAGCATGAGTAGTGGCAGTAGAGCCACCATAGCCTCTGATGACACCTACATTAAGACCACTAACCGATGTCACATACATTAACTCTGTGCCAATTTCTACAACCGCACCAGGGGCAATAGGACCGGCAGCAAGTTCAATAGTAAAAGACCCTGCTGTAGTGCTGTTAATAACACCATTCAATCTGTTGATTGTTTCAACAGTCCCAGAGAGCAACAAATCCCTAGTTCTATCTATCCAGGTTTGTGCTGTCATGTTTCACTATCCTTTGATTCTTTAATAACTTTCTCTACCTGGTCACGGGTTGTTTTATCTTCAACAATCTGTCCCGACTCCACCTCCATCTTAGTCTCAGCGCGACTCTCTAAGTCGGCAGAACCACGAATAGAAGGCGGTTGTAAACCATCATCTCTTAAACGCTTGTAGGAATCCATGTCTGTTTCCAAATCATTCCAAGCTTCTTTCTCACCAGCTGCGCTACTACGAGAAGGCATAGCTGAAGGCGCAGTTTTAAAAGACCGAGCGTTCCGTCTGAAAGCTTCACGTTCTTCTGGTGTAGCGTCGCTAACAAAACGACCATTCTCTCTTCTTAATTTAGTACCCATCAGGCAGCCTCCTTAACAGTAACGTCATAACCTGCTGCTATTAAAAGGGTAGCTTCAGTTGAAGTTAAATCATTAGGACTTTCATGTGAGCCATACAAAGTCCTAGTTATATTAGCGACATCAGCTGGTGTGACAGGTTGATCTGTTGTAACAGTAGTGTTTGAAAGAATCCAAACATTAGAACCCCTGGATCTTGGACTATAGAAACGTGCAAGTCTGTTCATGGGAGCTAATGGTTGATAATCAGGTTCACCTTTAGCTTGTGTCGGTAAAGTGTTTTCGTATTTAGGCACATACCTCATCGCCATATCAGGGTCACCTACCGTAGCTGTGCTATTTAAAATATTAGGCGTAGCTATTGCGGTACCAGATATGGCACTAGCAGCAAGGATTGTTGCACTAGCAGCAACAGTCGCAGCGGAGACTTGAGCGTCACCTGTTACGACATGCGCTGGTACTGCACCAACACCTGCAACAGAAGCAGCAACAGCTTCAGTGAATAAAAGAACTGTTACATTTTGAGGAACACCTGTAGCTTCAACAGCCGTAGCTGAAACAGTTACGATACTTGCAGCAGTAACCGAAGGGACAGTAGCCCCTGGGCATGTTATCGACGCAGGAGAGACACTCGCATTTCCCGATACTGTTGACGCAGGAACCGCACCCACACCAGCAACCACGCTAATAGCAGGGTCAGCACCGATATTAACTTCAGATGCGTTGTCCCCACGATACGTTGTCGCTGTTTGCCTGTAATCAATCCCTGATTCTCTGTAAGGGAAACTCCTTTGAACTTCAGGAAGTGTAGTTGTGCAAGCAATCGTCGAAGGGGTAACAGTGGCATGACCTACACCATAATAATTTCGGATTGAATCTCTGTAATCAATCCCTGATTGGCGGTAATCAAGAGCCACTTCATTCTCCGAACATCTTGTTATAGGTTATCGAACCTACAATACCATCAGGTTTAAGACCGTTTTCTTTCTGCCAAGCTTTAACACGCTGAACTGTCAGCCATCCATAATCTCCGTTCAGGGGCAATCCTAAGACCGCCTGAACCCATTTGACTAGGGCTGACCTATTCCTAGGCCAGCGAAGCTTCAGAGGCTTTGTAAACGCCGGAGGAACGAACTTAGGAACCACTACCGTTTCCGCATCAGGGCGCATTTCCTGTAACCGAGAATAAGCAGTATGACCAGGGCAATCTTTATTCTTCACATCACGATGCCCACGTATATTAAAATCAGGCAAAATGTAACCCAGCTTGATTCCTTCTTTAATCAAATTATGTATCGCCCGAACAGCCTCATCAGAAATAACTTGTTGAGTAGTATCACCAATAATACAAATAGCGTATGACCTGTGATTCCAATTCTTAGTAGCACCAGGTCTATTAAACCAGCCTCTAGCTTCATATATTCGACCAGATTTTAAACCAATAAGAAAACTGTAAGCTATGTCAGCCCAGGATTTACCGAAATGGTAACGCTGGTATGCCCTAGCTATAGCAGCTTCACCCTCTTGAGAGTGATCTTTTAAAAGAGTAGCGCCATGATGAATGAACACATGGTCAACTGGTCGTTTCTGATTGGTTGTCCAACGAGCTGGTTCCGCACCCCATTCTTCTCTTGGGATTATATCGGTCATTCGTTGTATTCGTAGAAGTCTTTACCCCATGTCTTACTTTGGATAGCTTCTTCAGCTAAATATATACGATCCCAGATCGTACTAAATTCTGAAGGAACCCAAGCCATAGAAGCAATGATCTCTTTCATCTCATCTACATCTTCAATAAGAACATTCATGTCAGAAGCTATAGCTTCAACAATTAAAGAAGGCGCGAACCTGTCCAAATCGTCAAGGCGAGCAGCCCTAACGCTGTCAATGGCAGAAGCATTTGCAACAATACCTTCCTCTATTTCATCTAACTTTGCTAGAACACTCGAATCTGTCCCAGTGTTCTGTTCAATAACAGCTACTTTCGCTTCCAAATCAGAGATTTGATTAGCGACTGAAGCTGCTTTCCAAACGACTACACCTGAAATGGAAGCAACAGACATGATAAGTCCAAGCGTTAGCCTGGATACTCCTATCTTTTTTACGTCTGTTATCTCTTCCATTATTTACTCGTTCTCTAATTCATACCCTGACCAAGGACCATTATTGTAAGCATCAACAAAATCAGGTGAACCGAGTTCAACAAGAGGATTATTTTCACACCAATAAGATGAAATCAAACCAGTAAAAGTATGATCGGCGGTCTTAATAAACGCATCTGGATGAAATTGTTGCGCCCATGCCAAAGCCTCTGCTTCAGTGATTTCTGTGACATCCCATTCTTCTAACCCTGACAAGTCATCAATTTCCTCTGTCATATAACCAACCCTGTAACCTGTTTCAGAGTTAATATATTCAGACGGTGTAATGTGACCGCCTCGTTCAGTGAAAGTAGCGCTGGGGCTTGTACCAGAAGTGCCGTTAGAAAGTTTCCATTTCAAATATCTCATTGCCCTGAGTCCTGTAATTCCATTTTTTGCTGTTCCAATATTTGTTTCTCACGATCCGCTACGAGATCATCCAATAAATCTATTTGACGCAAAGAATCTAATTGCGCCCAGCCCACGTTCCCTGACATGATTTGCAAATTCGTTTGCCGTGTTAAACGCTTCTCCCAATATTCAGGTTGAGCATGATCTATTTCATCGCGAGTGAAATGCTGACAGTTGTTAAACAAGTCTACTAAAATTTCGTATTCTCTTTCCGCTCCACGTTGCACAATAATCGAATTATCAAGTTCGAGTTCTCTTTCCTCAGCCTCAAGAGCATCCATCTCATCGCCAGTTTCTTTCAATCTGGCAATCTCAATTTTTGTTCTACGCACGTTAATATCATGTCGTCGCAGTTTCATTTGTAAACTTTGTAACTCTAAACACAGTTGATAAAAACACATTTCAGGTGTGTCATGCTGTCCAATAACAAAATGAACCAACTGGTATGCGGAACGTGATTGTTGAACTTCTGCTATTGCTTCATCTATATTCATATCAAGCCAGTGCCAGTTCATTAGTAGCGGATGTTGCGCTAAGATTGGCTTCTGAAAGAGTTGCGCTAAGAACGCTGTTTGTCATAGCTGGAAACACGTTTTTTTGGATAGTGTTAGTCCAAGTTGCGGCACCACCACCAAAACTGGTTCCACCACTTATATATCCTGCGGTGTCAGAAATGGAACAACCAACAGCATATTTCCGATTAGTAATACTCCAAGTTCCATCCGTTACAGCATCGGTGGTGAAACTAATATTAAATTCATACTGATTTGAATATGAATTTATGAAGACTGAACCTGTAACCCCATATTGACCATACCCGCCAGCCATATAACCACCACCCTGCGATAATGAATCAGATAACGAAGCAGGCGTTTCTGTAGCAAAAGGCATCTTGTCAACATTTGTCATCGAACCTGTGTAAGTACCAGCCGCATAAGCCGCCACACCATTGTCACTAGACGTAGGGAAATTAAGAGGACTGTAAGTCAAACTGTTGCTTAAAGTCCCCCAAGTTTCCGTAGCGAACGGCATATCAAACACAGTCGCAGTAATCGGATATTTGTTACCGCCCATATAATAGGCTTTAACACCCTGATTAGTTCCGTTACCGCCTCCATAATAACTACCGCCTGGATTAGTGCTTCCCAATGTGCTTATCGAATCCGAAGTAAACGAAATTTTTTCTGTACTGTTTGAATTACCACTACCTGTATCGCCACAGTTGCAGTAAGCCGCCACACCAGCGTTACCATTCCCTGAAGCCTGATAACGCCCAGTTGCCATCACGGAACTTAATGTAGTGAGAGTATCCGTACCAGAATCCATTTTGTCGATATTGTCGCCTCTACCCCAACCTGTGATTGAACCATTACCAAAAAAGTAAGCCCAACCGCCAGTAGCGGCACTACCACTAGCGGAAACCGAACCGAATAAAGAATGTACAAGAGACATATTAAGCCTGCAAGTTGCCGATAAGTTGCCAAGTATCTGTAGCTGTTTTAATTAAAGTCACCGAAGCGTGTTGACCATTTATTGCTTTTTCAGAATCCAAACTATTAATCGTTACTCCTGACCCTTGAGCAATAGTAACTTTGCCAGCACCTATACCAATAACTGTGATAGCTGTACCAACAGCGAAGGCAAAACCTGAATTAGGTGGAACCGTGTAAGTCTGAGCGGAACCATTACTTGCTGTAACAAGCTTAGATTGGTCGCCGTCTGCAAAAGTATATGTGGTTCCTGTTTGAGCGTTTATAGCAAGAGGAGCCACGACACTACCAGCACTTATAGCGCCAGTAACAGTAAGATCGTCAGCCATAGTGACATTACCGTCAGCTACCGCCAACGCTGTTTGGGCGTTAGTTCCCGTTATTGTCAGAGATTCCGCTGAGGAATCCCAGACGAGAGCGTCACCCGCTGTGTCTGAGTGGAAAGTTACGTCGTGTCCTGCACCATCAGCACCAATAGTAAGAGCGCCAAGAATAGTGGGTGAAGTGTCCCAGGCTGATGTGCCGGAACCAGTACCCATCATAACAGCACCACTAGAAGCCGTTGAACTACCAGTACCTAACTTGGTTTCAAGTTCAACTACAGCGCCATGAGCATTAACGTGCATAACGTCATGCTCTTTACCTGACGCATCTAAATCATCAGTTGAACTTATATCTGTGCGTAATTGGTTATTAGTTGCATCAAGCGCACCTGGGTAAGCAGTTGCCATTTAAAAACCTCCTACGGTGTTAAGTCGATTGTCCAAATACCAGCAGCGTTCCAAGTGATTTGGAAAGTACCATTAGCACTCGAATAATCTGAACCGAAGTTCACTAGACAAATTAACGGATCATTAGAGAGAGTGTCGTCATAAATGACCGCAGCTCTCGCACTTGAAATAGTAGAAGTAGCCCAGCTCGAATCAGCAGCATCAAACTTCAAAGCACCAGAAGCACTCGTCATAGCGACACTACCTAAAGCCACGCCACCGGCAGAATAATTCGTACCGGAAACTTCATTACTTGACAGATCCGACCAATGATCGTGACTATCAAAATCTGGTGTGGATGAATTAGTTATCATCGCCACCTTGAATGTGTCAGAAGCAGTATTAACCGCTAACTGTGTGCCATCCAAAATATCTAAAAATGTGGGACAAAACATCCCACTTGCTGTAACAGCCATTATTCCACGCCTCCCTGGAGGACTCTCATCTCAACTGACTCAGGAGCTACAGTAGCATCAATTTGCCCACTCCAGTGTTCAGTTTGGATTCCTCCGACAGAGCCATCGGAATCTCTACGAACTTTTGTTTTCTTTGAGGTTCCACGTTTAGTAAGGACACCAACAGAAGAATACTTTCCCATTTATCTACCTCTCGGTTTCTTAGGTTTCTTTACCCTGTAAGTCATTACTCTATCTTAACCTCTAATTGCTGGTTAGGGTCGAGAGGCTTGCCGACTCCCGACCCTAAAACCAACGTGTGTGTTAGTTAGCTCCGATACTTGAAGCTGATTCGATACGACGAATCGCTGCTTCACGGAAACGACCATAACCGCACATTGTGTACCAACCTACAGGCTGGAAACGACGCAAACTGTCGGTAACAGGACCGAACACAACAGAAGGATCAGGACCGAACATGGTCGAGAAACCCTTTGCCATTGCCTGTTGTCCAATAATTACTGTGCCGTAAGCATCAACAGTGGAGTTACCTCCATCAGCTACGAGCAAAGCGCGTGGTGTTTCAATGAAGTCAACTCCATCGAACATACCGATAGAACCCTTACGGACTCCATCTGCATCTTGACGTATTTGGAAGCTACGAAGATCAGTAACGGCTGTGCCTTTAATGAAATCGTAAGCTACGTCAGGATGAATGAACCCTATATAAGCATTTCCATCAAATGTTGGAACCGCAGCTGAACGAAGTCCAGCTACCTCTTCACGAACAATGTCAGAAGTGATTACGTTGCCCGCTACGAGCGCGCCCCGTGACGACTGCGAAACGTGCGTGACGTTCGAGCCGGCATATAGAAGATCAGCCACTACCTGATCCATAGAATCAGCAGCGTTAAAGCCAACGATGTTAGCTGCATCTGAATCTACGTTAAAGAAAGACTGCCCACGAAGCGCAGCAGTTGTTACAACTGCGTTGCCGTATTCAGCCAGGGACACCGTTACGGTGCTGTCGCCTAGTGCGACTGCTGTGACATCAGAAGTTTCCGTCAAAGCTGAAGTTGCTTGAGCGAGATTATTGTAAATTGTGAAAGTCACACCAGAACCATTATGGGTCTGCTTTGTTGCTTTAACAGTTGCATAATCTTCGTGAAGAACTTGCTTACGAAGAGCGAAATGAGCGAGTTGCTCAAATGCTACTTGATCTGACGACACACTTGATTTTTGTGTATAAGCCATTTTTAAATTTTCTCCTGGTTAAGAACGAGAAGCTAACCTAACCCTGAACATCAAATTCATATCCTTGAGAACTCATCAAAGCTTTCAACTCTTTTTCATTAGTTGTAGCTCGAATCTGGTCATTTAATTGTGGTGGAACCACAGGTTGACCTTGAACACCAGCATCGGCAATCCTCTGCTGTGCCGCTAACTCCTGCTGGAGTGTGGTTGTATCCTCTGGTTCGAGGAGTCCACTTGCTTGCGGAACAGTTGACTCAATACCTGGGGTTTGCCCCAAGAATCCAGCCTCTTCAGCTGCCATACGAATTGACTCTGCATCCAACTCTCCGTCATATCCTTTAACAAAATATGATTGCCGAGTGTCATTAGGGTCAATCCCTGCTGAACGAAACACTTCTGCTTTCTCAAGTCCTTGTAGTTTTGCCTGAAGTTCAGCTACTTGAGCTTCAGCTTCGGTGGCTCTATCTTCAAGAACTCTCCGAAAATTGCGTTTCGGTTCTCCATTCTCATCTAATTCGATTGCGTCAGTTTCAGTTGCTTCAGCCATCTATGTTAACGCTCCCTTCCAGTTCGCACCGACACGGGAGGCGAGCCGGTGGTGGTAGATCCTCATAGCTCTCGCTTGCTTAAACGGCCATTAAGTATCTACAAGAAAGTGTAGCAGAAACTTAGCGTCTTAAAATAGATTAAAAGTAACTTTTATTGAGCTTCGCCAAGCCCGATGTAACCACCTTGGGTTAAAGCAGGACCGCCCTGTTGAGCGAATTGTGCAAGCCTGCGTTGACGGCGTTCTTCTACCTTTCGGGCAGCGTCTTGTTCTGTCCCAAATTGAGCGCCAACCAACTCTTTGCGAGTGATATCGCCCATATCTCCAGCGGTTTCTTCCGCTAAAGTGGACTGTCCTATTGCTTGGAAACCTCTCCGAGCTTCTGTTTCACTAACCCCAGCTGCTCTCAAGCCTTCTGCGGTTTGCTGAGTAACAGATCCGAACCCAGTCTCGGCAGCTATGCCACCAATCCGAGCCGACCCTAATTGCTCACGCATTTCAAAGATATTTGTAGCCCTCTCTGGGTCCAAATAATAGGCAGTTATGTCTTCATCAGAAATACCATACCACTCTTTCAAAGCTTCTCTAACTTCTGGGGTGGTAGCTAAAGAAGCTTCACTAGCTAAAGCAACTCTGCTTCTTAACTCTTCTACAGAAACATCCCCACCTATCAAAGATCCAAAGTCAGAGTAATCATCATAAAACTCTGAATCTATTCCTGCTTGTTTCATCACCCCTGTGTAGCCACGTTCTAATTCTATGTATGTGCTTTCAGATATTGCCCTGCCTGCTTTTGATAAAGCTTCCATACCAGGGAACCTTCCCTTATATGTCTCACTTTGTCGTACCTTCCCCCACACTGCGGCAGGATCTTGAGAAGCAACCCAAGTGTCTATCAGATTTAAAGATTCGTCTTTTAATAAATCTTCTAAACCGTATGTTGTTAAAATGTCACGAACGATACTGGTAGCACTATCTTCTTCTATTGCAGTTGCCCCTGATTCATTTGTGTTTAAAGTAACTGAACCTGGAGTAACTGAACCTGGAGTAACTGAACCTGGAGTAACTGAACCTGGAGTACCTGAACCTGAAGTCCCACTCATTGATTGTGACGAAGGTAGCGGTCCACTTAAAGTTCCATAAACTTCAAGGTTGGATCTCATCATTGCTAAAGACATTGAATTACCCGCTGTTGTTGCCATCGCACGGTCATCAACAGACACATAATCTTCATCCCTAAAAGAAGAAGGAACCCCGCCTGTCAACAAATCACCACCTGTAATGGTATGACGCAACTCATCAAGTTTACTAACAGACTTACCTACAATATCTGTGCCTACTTCTTCTAAAAAGTAATCACCATACTGCTCTATTAAAGCAACACGATCCGGCTGGAAAGTATTAACAATAGCCACTCGACCAGCAATATCTAAAATCTCTTCCTTAGACATACCCTCAGCAGGAGTTTTAATATCAGCAGTAGCCATAACATCACCCATACGCTGACCACCTTCATCAAACAAATCGGAAGGAGCGCCAGCTGAACGAACCCAAATGTTAGTACCAGGTACCTGCGTTTTCATTTCAGCAACACCAGACCAATCAAGAGATTGACCTATCTGCTGACCAGTGAAAGGATCTTGCCAACTGCCACCATGCGACAATAAATACACTGGATCGTATTCAGCTCCCGCAATAGCCAACTCTGCTATTTCTTCAGGATTATTAGTTTTCTGTCCTTTAAAAATAGGTGTAAACGTAACCCCATTATCATCCGATGCCATTAACCCAAACCTCCAAATTTCCTAGCCACAAAATCAGCAAACCCCTGGGCTGCCGTTTTAGCTTGGCTTGTTCTCCCCCACAAATCTTTTGTCAACGGAGAAGTACGAATATACTCGGCTGTTTCCGAAAGAGTCATAGCTCGTCTTTCCCCAGTGTCAGTCACAGAATCTATTATCGGACTGTATTTAGGGTCGTTCATAAAATCAATAGAAGTAGCTGGCATCTCTAAAAGATTAGCTATCTTTTGAGCATAAGGATCAAACAGCTCTCTTGTGTTGTAACCACGATCAAGTTTCCCTGCCATAGTGGGATACATTTCTTTAGCTGTCTGAATGAAATCGGCTTCAAGAATGTTTAAATCTTCCTCGCCTAAATAAATTTTACGCGCCCAATCTTCAACAACACCAGGGCTGTATGTCAGCATGTAATCGTTAGCGAGATTATTTATTTTATTCATGTTCGCTCCGATAGCACCAACAGCAGCTTTACCTTCATCCCAGGAAGCTTCAGCTAAAAGGTTTCTTCCATAGTCAGCGCCATCCCATCCTTGTGTGATGGCATCTACAGCTAATATTTCTAAACGTTCAGGGCTTAAATTTATTCTAAGGTTGCCAGCTGCGACTCTTAGAATGTTTATTTGATCCAGTTTTTGTTTCTCTGCTTGAGCAGGGTCAGAAGCTAAAAGCATCTGCCATGCCCTTTCAGTGTCTAAAGTGTTTCGCCACCATGAACGATCAATGGTTGAATCTGTTGAAGCTAACTCTGCTTCTACTTTTTCTTTCATACCAGAAACGTCATAGCCATGCTCTGTTAAAGCATTTAAGCGTTCTTTAGTTACAGCGAAATCAAGATCAGGTCTTTTAAGTTCTTGGTTAAGTTTCTCTGCTGACCAATTCTCTTCTGAAGCTAGTAACAATATAGGCGCTACTTGAGAATGTTCAAGGAAAGAACCGAAGTATCCGAACTCTGAAGCATAAGCACCCATAATCTCAGATAAAACAGGATCGCCTGCAAAGATTTCTTCAGGTGTAACAGGATTGTTTAAAGTGTAAAACAGAGCTTCCAGTTCGGCGATATTAAAATCTCCTGCTTTAATTCCTGTGACAGCAAAACTTAATTGTTCAGGTGTTAGTTGAGGGAACTTTGCTTTAACGGAATCCAACACGGGGTCACCCGTTGATACAGCAGTAGAATCTTCTTCCAACCTGCCAGCAGAAAGAACGCCCATTGATTCTTTAGCTTGCTCCCAAGTTGAACTGCCATTAACAATCGAGTCAAGTGCATTGTTTATTTCTTGGTCAGTAACATTTCCCCACCAAGTTTTGAATTGGTCAAAAACATAAGATCTATTTGTTGTAATTAAATCAATTTTTTCATCAATAACTTCACCGTTTTTAGTGTCAAGTGATGAAGTTTCTATAGGAGTAGGAACTGTAGTCGTAGTAGTAGGTACCGTAGTCGTAGGTACCGTAGTCGTAGTCGTAGTCGGAGGTACTGTAGTCGTAGTCGTAGTCGGAGCCACCGTAGCTTGTTTGTTGTAAGCAGATACATTCTCTTCAAGAGTTGGTTGAAGCTGACCAGATTGTTCATACATCTTAACAAAGAATTGGGTCATATCTTTTTGCTGTTCTGGTGTGTAATTAGACTTCCACAAGATTTGAGCAATCCGTAAAGCGTTAATAAAATCTGAATCTGCGCCTCCATCTATTGAAGGAGCAATCAAACTTATTAACTCATCATCAGTAAAGTTGTATTCCTCACCGTCAGCTCTAGTTGGGAAAAACGTATTCGCATTTAATAGCTTTACAAGTAAGTCCCACCCATCTTCAAAAACCCATCCATCAAACCATACATCGTCACCAAATCCTTGACCTTCAATAAATTCTTGAAGCTGTTCAGGTGTATTCATATTTATCGACCTCTCACTAAAGAAGCAAAGTTTTGCAACACACCAGACATATCCATAGTCTTAGCCTCAACAGGGTTACTCTCCTCCAAAGCAGCATCAATATCAGCAGCCGAAGGACCCTGATAAGTGTCATCGCTTTCCAAACCTCGAACCAAACTTAAAGTCAACTCACGTTCCTGGTTAGAGAGATCCCTGCCAAAAACTCTTTGACCCGCCTGGTCACCCATGTTATGTATAAAATCGTCTGTCCAAACAGGAGTATCTTTTGTTACCCCCTCAAAAGGTTCAACACCTAAATGTTTAAAAGAATACGAAACTTGCATCGCTTCTTGGTCAAAGTCTTGAGCTATAGGAACTTTACCTCTGGCTACAAGCTCGTTGATCGCGTTATGAAAAGCATTAGTTGAAGCTGTCTTATTGTTCATAGATTCTTCACTAGCACCTTGACCGTAAAAACCGTTAGCAAAAAGTGTTTCATGCAATTCACGAAACTCTTCCGGTTTATTATCTTCTAAATCAAAATAGTGTTCGTATTGATTTTGAACAGTTACCCCTGTCCCTCCTATTTCGGTTTCACCTGTGAAATCTGTGTTGTTAAATATGTACCATTCTATTTGTGACCAAGTTTGTTTAGGATCTACACCTACCATCGAATCGTTATATAATTGAAATATCTTGGTCTGAGCAAAATCATCAGCGTCTACTCCCAATGAATCTGCATTTACGAGAGCTACATCATAAGCATTATTTATCATCAAATTAGCGTTTAAACCATACTCGCCATACAAAAACTCTAATTGTTCTTCTGTTAAAACACTGGTAGGGTCTGTAACCACATCACCATTAGGAGCTGTCCAGGTCGTTTCCATTATTCATACACCTTTCGTTGTGCAGGTGTCCAAGTTTCGGGTTCCATCATGTCAAATTCAAACCATCTAAGCCAAATGTCTCTAAAAGCAGGGTTGCTAGCAACCATATTAGCAATGTTTTCATCCCACAATCCTTTGATAACCTTATTATCACTTGCATCTATTTGAATAGACTTTCCACTAACATGATTATTTTTAAGCATCTCAGTGAAACCATCTCTTAAATCTAAGTATTCACCTATTAACTGAATATCAACTCTGCCTGCCATCACTGGATCGTCAACAAGTTTTCTTAAACCTTCAAAAAACTTTCCGTCGTCAAAATTTTTCTCTGCAAAATCTTCAGCCCAAACAGGGTTTTCTTCTTGAAGCAATTTTATTTCGTCATCTCTTAAATTTTTAATAGCTCTAGCTGCGGTCACATTCATATTCGGAACAGGTAAACCATCATCACCTGTCATGTCATCTAAAATGGCATAATACTTATCGTTAATCATTCTGTATTTTGACCAACCTTCACGAATATCAGGTTGAAGAATGTATTCTAATTGGGTTAAAGATTTACGTTGTTCTTCACCGCTACCATAAAAAGTTTCTTCTTGTTTTTGATTTTGATAAACAAACTGTGAAAAATCAGCGCGAGCTTTTACCCCACCAGTAGTTTCCAACCCTAAAATAATTGCTCCCAACTCAGGATATTTTTCAAAGTAAGGTTTAAATTCTTCTCTCGTTTCCCAAGCTGGTAATGTTGGAGGTAGCCCTTCCAAAGATTGAGTTGACCTGGCTGTAAGAAACCAAAAACTATCTTCCATGTCTTCCTTCATCAACTCTTCCATGAAACGATCATCAGCTGTATCAGGATTTTCATTGTAAAAACGTCTAGCCATATCTATCCATTTTTGATATGGACTAGCAAATCTTATAGCAGTAGGAGTTGTTGCTTTAGCGATAGTTAAAAGCATCAGCGACGACCTAGCGGCATGTTCAACATCTTTAATGAACGCGCTGTATTGCGCTGGATCTTGAAAATCTACAAGTTCTCTTTCACCTTCATTCATTTCAACTATCCAAACTTGTGTGATGTTAGCCATCATGCTCTTATAGGTTCTGTCATTCCAAAGGTCAACATCAACACCGGCATCTTTAAACCAACCTTGCACGGCTGTATACAACGATCTGCCCCAAGCTGGTGCAGAACCTTTAGCAAAAGCTTCCATTTCTCCAAATAGCCCAGATCCGTCACGGGGAGGAATAAACCCATAAGGAAACATGAAATCAACATATTCGCCAACATCAGGTCTTTTCCTAGCTAGTTGACTTACAGAAAAAGTAAAAGTTGGCATAGCCCCAGGTAAACCTGTGGTAATCATATTTATACCAGCTTTATTTAAATAAAGTTCACCCTCCCACCATTCCATAATGTCCCCGAATAAAGGACTCTTAGATAACACTTCTCGCATTTCCTCTGGCACATGCAACACCCAATGTTCTTTACCTTCAGGGTCAGTGTAAGTAGGTAAACCAGCAGCTTCACGATATGTGACAGCAACCTTTGACACAAACGCAGGATTGTCCATCGTAAACCCCACCCACCTTGTCAACACTTCTTGCCATGCGTTAAAGAAAGGAAAGAAATGTCTAGTCGATTCAGCAAAATTGCTTTGTTCCGCAAGGTTATACATAACATCTTCAACAGCTTTAAGAGCTGTAACACGGGAACTGTTTTCCATAGCTTTCAATGCTTCTTCAGAAATAGTAAACAATCCCGTACCAGGGTCAATCGCTAAATTAACAAGCTTAGATTTCATTTCAGCTTCATAAACTGCTCTGAACAATGGATGCCGTGAAAGTTGTGTTGTGTATAAACCTCCAAGTCTTTGAATACCTTTGTCTAAAGTTTTTTTGAACAAACCGTTTAACATACCGGAATAAGTAATTTCTTCTTGTTTATGAACTCCACCTAAAATGTCATACCATCTAAGATTTTCTGCTTCAGCAGGAGCGCCCGATTGTTGCAATTTAATTTTCTGCTTAGGGGTTAATCTGTGTGAGGGTCTAACAGCTTTAATTCCTTTATCACCACCAAGAGCATCAATAACTTGACGTAACTCAATTCGGTTCCCGTTACTTAAAGCCCGTCTAACGTTAGCTAATTCGTTTATTGGAGGTAACAACCTATCTGTAAATTCTCTAGTTGCTTCTACCCAATCAAGCAGTTGTTCTGCCTCAGTATCAACAAGACCCATTTCTTCTAAAGTTTGTTTACCTTCAGGTGATTCTAAAAACGCTACAATGTCATCGTTTGTTTTAGTATCATCCCAAAACATCCTCGAATACTTCGATCTGCCATATTGATCGTTTAAAACTCTCTCATACCATTGAGCATATACTTCTGCTTTTTGAGGATTATTAAGCAAATCTGCTCTCGAAGGAGGTTTAATAACCAGATCCCAGTCTCCAAGAAATTCTATGTTCCCTGATTTAAAATCACTACCAGCTTGATCCAACATATAAGACATGCCACGATTTGCACCTACAGCATTTTCCCATTCTCTTAAAGGAGTAAGAGGATTACCAAAAGCACGTTCAACATCAATACCTAAAATTTGAAGATTCTCAAAACCTGGTGCTTCCATTAAAGCATTAGCAGCATTTTTATCTCCTGCTACAACCATGTCTTTAATAGTTTGTTTCTCCCTCAATGGTTTTGCCATCCGTGAAACTATTCTGGCATTTCTAGCTCTCGACAACATAGGAGCCACTACAGCACCAGGAACACCTGCAACTAAAAATCCTAAAGAACCCGAAAGAACCATTCTTCTATTAACCACTCTGTTGTCACCGAAAAGAATTTGTCTTAAACCTTTTTCTAATTCTTTTTTAGGCATATCTCCCGCTATCCCAAGTATCTGTTTATCAGTTAAAAGGTTTCTTAAAACAGCTTCTTGAGCATTGCGACGGTTTAATAAAAGATTCCACAACGCATCAGGACCGCCTATCACAGCTGACATTCTTAACTGTTCTTCTCCGACAACTCTCATAGGCCATTTAGGGTTTAATAAAACTGATGGTTTAAAAAAGTTGGAAAAGCGTTGTAAAAGATTATCCATCCCATCAATAGTTCGCCAAACTTCAATAGGCGTTTTAGAAGCAGTACGTCTAACAGAACGATTAAACCGAGTGAAATCTGGGATAAGCCCTACATCAGCCATACGCTCAGGAGTTTGAGCTGTCTTTAAAAGACTCAAAGTATCTGCTTCAGCATACTTAGAAACCCCAGGAACTGATGTACCCATTTGAGTTGCACTGACCGAACCGTCATCAAGCCGTTCAATAAGCGCCCTACCAACCTTGTGTTTAGTTAAATCATCTAAAGCGTGGCGTGAACTGCGTTTGTAATCTTCAAAGATTCGGTTTTTAAGATCTTTAATCATTGCTCTGTGATCTTTGTAATCACTAGCTTTATTACCCGCAGCTACCCACTCATCTTTACTTTTAAAAATATGTTTCTTGGAATGTTTTTGTAAAACACTGTCAATAGTTTCATCAATAAGCTGTTCCCAATATCTGCGCCTACCAGCTTCATCCAACCCATTCCATTTAGTTAAAATGACTTGAATCTTATCAGGCTCAACTTTCGCCTGTTTCAACATTCTTTCAATCATCCGATCCGAATTAGGATCAGCAAAAAGAACATGAGAATGAGCGCGCTTATCCATCACCCAACGGAAAGGCTTACCAGTAACACTATTAGTGAACCAATATGTTTGACGAATAGGATCTAAACCCAACCTGCCTAAAGGATTAAACGCACCAGGTGAAGCCATATCATCCAATGTTTTCCACATCCCCGCCATGTCACCAAGTTCATCAGTGTGAGTTGGCAACTGAGGAGGCATAAGCTCATTTATTATTCGAGACTGATTAGCTCTAGCGCCAACCATGCCAGGGACAACACCCTGCTTAACAGTCCCACCAGCTACATAAATTCCTTTTAACATATTCGCAACGTCAGTATTGACTCTTGAAAGTCTCGCTATGGAAGTATTGTCACCCAAAAAGAAACGCATAACATCTTCTGATATTGCTCTTCCTCTAGCCCCACCAAAAGAAGAATGACCTTTCTGAGCGTAAGTTAAAAGTCGTGCGATAGTCGCACCGTGAGGGTTGTCTTTAAAAAACCTTTGACGAATTTTAGTAGCTGCTATTTCAATCTTAGCGTCATTCAAAGCTGTAGGAGTTAAAGGAAGTTTCTTAGTTCCAGTCACATGCGCTCGAATAGCCTCATCAGAAACATTATCTACCGTATTATCAATACTTCCTAAAAGACGATCAAACCTGCCGTCTTGACGGAAATATCGTTCCCTTCTAGCAACTCCAACACTTAGATTTTTTTGAACGTTCTTTTTACCACCAGCTAACATCACATCACGGGGAGACAAAACAAGTTTGTAAGGCTGACCTTTAACATTCGCTTCAATCAATTCACTAGCTTCATCCATTTTGGCTTTACCCATTTTGAACTTGAGGTAAGGTTTAGCAACTAGACGATCATAAACCCCGCTTTGCCGATGCTTCTGAGCAACATTCATAGTCGCGCGTGTACCAGGCACACCCAACTTGGATGCAATTAAACCCAGGTTCCCTCCACCACGAACAGCTAACACAGCTTTACCGCCAAGAACCGTAGGGTCTAAAGCTATTATTGATACAGCGTCAGTTGTCCCAGAAACAAATTTATGCCATGTGGTGCCTTCATGCCGAACTTTTTCGTCTTCATCAAGAATGTCCACACCAGCTAAAAGATAAGACAACGCTTTACCTAAAGTCGGGTATTCTTTCTCATCATTATCCCAACCTGGGTCAGCTATCTGCCAAGCATCTTTCCAAGTGCCTTCATCAAACAAACCAGTGAAATCACCTCTTGATTGAGCGAGACTTGTTGCCGTTAAAACAGTAGTTGGGAGTCTAGCTATTTCTCTGTAAGCGTCATCCCACACATCAAAAAGTTCATTCCCGCCTTCACGTAAACCTTCAGGAAGACCTTCTATAACCTCACCTATAACACCTTCCGGTCCTATCATGTGAGGAACATAACCAGGACCGTATTCTTGGTTACCTAAAAAACGCTTACCCGCTATACCTTTAACAGTAGGCCAAACTCTTTCAAACTCATCTTCTACAAAAGGAGCAGTTACTAAATCACCAACAAACCCTGCAAGATCCCCACCGGCTTTACCAGCTGCACCAGCAATCTCTCTTATTCTGCTAATAAAGGACATTAAAAGACCTGATTGTTCTTAACTCTTAACTTGTTTACAAATCTTTTAGTTTCCACTCCCGCGCCTGGTAAAGCAGCTAACTCTTCCAGCAAGGGTTGAAAAGCAATCAACCTAGCAGATGTTTCCTCTTCTTGTTTTTTAACAACAGCCCGTGGAGGTCGAACACCCATACCTGGACCGGAAGCTACACCAGATGTTATAGGTTCCATTGGTCGTTCCGTTGGTCTTACAAAAGAACCAGGACCGCCAGGTGTTATCGGAGGCTTCCTAACAGAAGGCTCTTCGTGCATAGGCACAACATCCATAGCATCTTCTTGTTTCTTGCGCTCGCCATACGTTTGTTTCGATTTAACTTTTCTTGGCATTATCCCACCTGTGCTAACAGATCACGCAAAGCAGGTCGCCCACCAGCAGATGCAACCGCTTGTTCAGCACCTACACCTTCTTGAGCTAACCCAGGCATAGTTTCAGGGGAACCAGCTGGTGCCTCAGACGCTTGCCTTTGCTGTGCTTCTTCTTGAACCTTCTGAACAGCATCAGCTAATTCTGCTTTATCTGTTCTAACAAGTTCAGTGATACGAGCTAGATCATTAGGAGGTATAGAACCTTGCGAAGCTTGAGTTTGGATACTGACCAACAAAGCCTGTTCCAAATTCTCAGCTATCACAGCGTCATGTTCATGTTCAGCATCATCAACCATCGGGTCTATCTGCATGAAAGAACGCTTAGACATAGTTCCCATACCTATCCTCTGACCGGCACCGATAACCAAATTGTTGATGTCGGCACCACTGTGAGAATAAACAACATGGTTCTCATCAGTTTCAAAATCTTTATTAGGCGTGTAATCAACAACGCCTTTAGCACCTTTCATCGTTACATAAAACGACTTAGGTTTATTACCCGCATACGCTTTCATCAAAGCAATAGCACGTTTGTTCTCAACTTCCAAAGAAGCTGCGATCATACGTTGAGCTTCCTGAACAGGAAAATCAACAACCGCTGAAAGAACCGCTTCACCTCGACGACCCGTTCGGATATTAGAACCGGACTCACCGCCAAACTCGGAAGGAATACCAGCAGTTAAACGCTGACCCCTTTCCAACCTGTCGATAGTCGGGTTAGTCATAAACCCAGGGTTTACAACAGTGTCTTTTAATTGACCGCCTTTAAGAATCCCAACCTCACCAGTCAAACCATTAGCTGTGTTAATAATTTGAGGTGTCTCACCTGGATTAGCTACAAGCCAACTGTCAGGGAAAATACCTTTCTGCACAGCTAAAACTTCTAAAGCCATCAACTTGGCTTGCATCTGATACATGCCAAGCATCTGATCGAACTGTCCTTGAGGCTGATCCAAATTAACTCTGCCAGCAATAACAACAGGGCAAATGCCTGCACGATTAACGCTACGTTCCAACTCCGCTAAAGGAGGAGAATAATCAGCGTTACGATTCCAACTAGAACCCTGTTGTATATCTCTACCAACAGCTAAAAGAACAGTTTCTTCAGGGTCACAGTATTCAACAAGCTGATACAAGTCAGACCCTTTAGTATCTTTATGCCGGAGTTTAAAAGCATGGTCAGGGTAATTGTCCATCAACCAGTCGTAAGTCCGTTCATAAGTAAAAATTGTGTCATAAGGAGCCATGTCATCAGGACCGAAAAGAGGAGCTGGGAAAGTCGTCAACGGATCTCTAACAGTCCACTCAGGCACACCCAACTTAGAATTAAACCTTAACGAAACAGGAGAAGATGCGTAACCAAGCATGTGCCTGGCACGTTTCGACAATTTGATATCCATACGGTTATGTTGCCACCAGCCCAACACAGCCCTGCGTCTAACACTTGCACGTTTCTCAGCTTGCTTCTGATCGTCTTTAATCGGAGGCATTACAACATCAGGCATCACAGACGAAATTCTCATTGCTGTCTGATCCAAACCTTGAGCTAACAGATTAGCTACAGCTACCTGTTCGTTGTCATCAAGCTCAGGTAAAGGAACTACAATATCTCCATCATAAGCTGCTCTCACACGACGCATACGTGCGAAACCAGGCTCAAGATTTGATTCCCTTTCTCTAAGAAGACCTATGATTTCTTCAGGCGACTTCAAACTTACCTTCTCCTTTTATCCATGATGGCCTCCATAAAGGAGTTACATTCCCTTTAGGCAAACTAATGTTAGGGAGATTATGCTCCAAAAACCATTGAGCCATCACACAGTCATCGGTTGCTGACCCATGACCGTCTGGTGACCATTTTGTTACTTCATTAACTAATAGTAGTGCATGTGGGCGGGCTTCGGTACGTTGTTTACCAGGAAGTCTCACACGCCCGTGACGGTACAGAGGAGCAAGCATCTGCACCCCATAGTCAGGGTCCCCCTTATTGCGTGAATGAGTGTAATGAGGGATCAAATTAACCGCCCTCTCAGCAGACCAGCGCCTAAAATGATCGTATTGCAAAATAAACTTTTGCGCTGCATTAGCCTCAACTATCCAATAATTGATAGGTCGCCCTATATCAGCTGACCTCTGCCACCACTCCTCAGCTATACCAGTGAAAACACCCTCCTCATGGTTCCAATCCAAAAACGTAGGAGCATCCATCTTCTGACGGTAAGACTCCAACAAATAACGGAAACCAGACTCAGGGACATACGCCCAAACCTGCAAAGCCCAAAACTTACTAGGAGAAGGATCAGCCGTAGCGACAATAATCACTTCACCAGGAAGATTCTTAGGTAACTCCCACAAATCACGGTCATTATCCCAACACCCCTGATACAAAACACCATCATCACCCGTGCCACCACTAATCCACAAAGGATCAACAAGAACACTCGCAGGGTCAGCGTCATCCTGCTGGTACAAAATAGCGTACCTGTCAGGAGTTTGAGACTTCACATGCGTCAACTTCTTCCAATTCAAACGACGAGGATACAACAAACAACCATCAGGGTAAGGAGCGGAATCCAACTTGTGTTGCTTCTCACACTTACCCTCATAATGGGCTTTGTAAACAAGATGATGGTAACGCTTACCGTCAAGCTTCAGCTCTTCAGGAACATCTTCTTCAAAATCGTCTTCTTCATCAAAGATAGCTTCTTTATCCAAGGCGTAACGGTAAATGTCATCACCAGCCATGCGCTGTCCTTGCAACACAAGAAGACCACCAGGTTCCAAACGTGTCTCAGCTACCTCATCCCACCACCGTTTCAAATCGTCACGGGCTTCAGAAGTACGCATCTTACGAGGATCATAAAGGTCATCCCAAATAATCAAATCGAAACGACCACCCAAGAAACCGGAATCCACACCGAAACAAGTCCAAGTGGGTTCCTTCTCAGAAACAGGAATGTCACCCTCTTGAGCTACAGTAAACTGATCCCCACGCCAAACTTCCTTAACGTCAGGTTTAAACCTTCCGAAATCATCCATAAGGCAAGTCTCAGCATCAGCAGCTAAACCCATTTTCAGATCCTTAGCCTCAGCCTTAACAGGAGAAGTACGTTCCAGCTCGCCTTTCAAACGGCGGGTATACCACTCGCCAAGACGATGAGTATGCGAACCGATCATCCCACGTATAGTGCGATCCCTCACAGTAGCCCAAGCAGGAAGAATCCTAGTAAAAAACGTGGACTTGCCCGAACCTGGAGGAGCGTTAATTACCACATACTCCTCTTGAGGAGAAGCCTGTAACTCCATGATCCTGTTAGTCGCTTCAATCTGCCAGGGCATCAAAATCAACCCGAAATACCGTTTAGCGAAAACCTCAATATCGTCATAAGCTTCACGGGCTTCATCAGACAACAAGTCGTAAGGAACAACAGAAGGGCTTTTAGCCTGATCGAAAGCTTTCTTAGCTGCTTTACCAACAACAGACCCTATGCCTTTTTCAAAATCTGAAGCTGCCCTATAGGAAATACCTATCTTTTTAGAAGCCCCATACATAGACAAACCGCCGTCACGTAACTCTTGATACTTAAACCATGTTGCTTCATCTATCGTTCTACCAGAAGTCATATATCACCCAGGGTGGTTTTTCAAAAAATTTTCATAAGCTTCTTCAGAATCTAAGATTATCGTAGTGTACGAATAATTACTGCCATCCTTCTTATCTTTCCCCAGCGTTACAGTAATCGCACCCACAAGCGTACCAATAGCCACTAACAAACCCGTAATAGCCGTAATCAACTTAACTGTTTTATTCATTTACTTTTTCCCAACAGTTGCAACCACAATTACTTTCTTTAGTGCATCCACAATCCGGTGGGCATCCACACTCACAACTCATCAATCAGCCTCCACAAAAATACATTCACCAGGACACTCCTCAGCGGATTCAATAACAGCTTCAGCCAAATCATCAGGCACATTAACCGTTTCACTCATCTTATGCGTAGGCTCTTTAGGCGTTTCAGAACCAGCTTCCTTAACATAAAAAAGCCCATCTGAATGTCCATAAAAAATGTCACCACACAACTCCTCACAAAGACCGTCACCCGTACACAAATCCTGGTCAATCCAAACCTTCATTTATCTAACCAAACAACAAACGTAACATCAGACCCAACCCCAACACTAGAAACCCCAAACACAACGAAGTCGCTATCAACACCACCCCAACAAAAAAACGCTCTGACTTGTTCACAAACTTTTCCCCAACTGTGCAAAACCCATCTACTCACAAGACTCACAAACTTCAGGATTCTCCAAACTGCAAGACCCAGCTGCCAGCTGAACCTCATAAGAACCCCCATCAGACCCCACATAAGTAACAACACTCTCATCCAAAAACGGGTCAACAAAACCACGCTCACCCATCTCAGCCTCACCCAACTCAATAAAACCCAAAACACTCTCCAAAACTAAAAAAATTTTTAAATCCTAATAAAACAATAACACTTCACAGAACGAAATGTGCTAGAGTTCAATCACTGGCTCACCAAAACCAGCGTCGGCTAACCACCGTCTGTTCGCCCGTTAAAGGGGCTACCGCATCCTGTCCGAGAAACGACGGGCTTAAACGGGACAAAAAACACCAAGCCGGATAGGATCAGAACAGCAAAGGAAAAAGCTAGTTCAAGGCAAGATCGAGCCTCAATCGACGGAGGGAGTCCCAGGGGAAACCATACCCAAACACAGACACACCAAAAACAACAACCCCCCCCCACCTACCCCCCCGCAAAACGAAATGATCCACTTCAAAATCGGCAAACAAAAACACACCTACATCCCACAATGGCACGGAACACACTGGAACCTCACACTCCACCAATTCATAGAACAAATACTCCAAAAACAAACATGCACAAACCCAGCTGCAAACAAAGAATCGCCAACCAACCACCCCGAAACCCACAAACCCCAACCGGCGACCCCAAAACAAAACAACACACCCCACCACACACAAAACCAAACACCCCCCACACCAAAAACCTAAAAGCAAAGTCACACAAAAGACGCTAATCATCAGGGGGGAGGGGGAACCCTCGGCAGAGCCTCCGGTATCCCCACCCCCTAGCTATCTGTAATACAGATACCTGGCGAGACTAAAACAGATAGCACTGTTAAAGATTACCGCTAGGTGTTGTATCTCCTCTAGCGATGGGCGGGGGTTTTGTCATCTTTTAGGGGTGGCGGGTTGGGTAGCTCCGATTTACAGCCGTTTTAAGTGCAGCTATTTTTAGGATGGGTTATTATCCGTCTAGGTTGTTGGGGTTGTCTTAGGTGGCTAGTGTGCGGGTGTTTTTTTTGTGGTTTAGCCAGGTGCTACCAGGTCTAGCCAGATGTTACCCAGGGGAAACCGGATTAAAAAAATTATTGTTTAGATCTGATTGATTAAATTTGAGGCTTGATTGCAGCTGATTTTTAACCTAAAATTATTGATGTCACATAGTCAACAACCTTAAAGGGGGTTTTATGAATGATGTATTAGATACCCAAATTGACGAAA